ATTATCTGCTCCTTCTCCATTTCTTTGGCTTGTTCAATTAAGTCTATTATTTTTTCTTCCCAAATAATATCTAAATTTTCAATTAACCATTCAACTGCTGTTTGTTTGCTCATATTAATCTTGTCTATTCATTTTCCATTAGTCTTTAATTTTAGTTTTTATTTTATTAATCCAGTCAGGTAAAGCCATAAACCAAAGAGCATATAAACCCATGCATGTTAACAGTAATAAACTGATTCCTAGTATAACCAATACTATTATTCCAATAATCTTCATTAGTCTTCTATTTTTAAAGTTTTTATTAATGTTTCAGATAACAGATTACATATTTTTTGTGTTTCTTGTTCAAGAACATCTAGTTCATATATATCAGCTAAATAAGCTTGATGTATTCCCCATCTTACAAAAGTTTGAACTTCTTTTAATGTAAATAATTTTTCATTTTTAATACTTTTTTCCATGCAGTCTAGTTCTTGAATCGTTATACTTCATTTTGGCTGCAATATGCCAATCAATATCAATATCAAGACCACCACATAAATCAAGAATACGAATAATTGAATCAGCCATTTCATCTTCAAATGAATCTTTGACCATAATCGCAAAGTGTTCTTTGAATTCATCCTCCTCCATTTCATTCATTGCTTTTTTAACCATTACATCTAAATGTTTAATCGTACCTGTCTTACGATGGCTCTCTAAAGCTTCAGATAATTCAGTAACAATTAACATTAATGCTTCGCCAATGTTTCTTGGTTCATCCCAAAATCCTTTCTGGCGACTATTATCATGGATTTTGTCTCTTAATTCAGTCAAGTTCTTCATAGTCTTTGTAGTCTTCCCAGGTTTCTTCTGGTAAGTAGTTTTTCATTATTTCATGATTGTTTTTGGAATACAGAAGCTTTAGCATTTCCTCCAAAGCTTCTGTATCATTGTAGTGTAAGTCTTCTTTGACTTGACGAACTACAGCATCGATTATAGTATCTTTCATTAGAATAATAATATTTGTGATAAATCTTTTTTGCTACCTTCAATATTAGCAATTTCCTGATAAATTTTCTCTAAATAATAACGTTTATCTATATCATACGCATCAAAGGAACGTTCTTGATATTTATTAAACACTGTTTGTAACCATCTACCAGACTCAAGTTGTATATTCCTACCATCACGGTGAGACTTTACAAGTTTAGAACCAGTTGCAGATATATAATATCTAACTAGTTTTTGTAATACATCCCTGTAGTATTTGCCATCTTTTATATACTCAGCAGTGAAAAACCACTCACCCTTAATCTTGACACCTCCACAGTAATCAAAGATGTTATTGTTAGTCTCTAAGTAATCCTCTGGTTTAACTCCATGTACAAAGTATTCATAAAGTGCTTTGGCTATTACCAAAAAACTTTTGTTTTTATGTAAGGGTAAGTCTTTCCACTCGAATGCGCCTTTGCACTTCACATCACCAGATTCATATACAGCAATGTAATTGTTTACATCTCTGATGATCATCTTTTTGTAAGTAGAAGTCTCTAATTGTAAGTTGGTCGTAATTTCCCATTCTTTGCATACTTGATCAAACAGTTCCACCTTAGAACGTGGCATCTTGAACTCCAAACCATCTGTATTCTGCATAAGTGGTATAGCTTCTGGTATACGAAGGGTTATCATCTCATAAAGCATACTTAGTAGTAACTGACCATTCACTGTAATTGTGAAAGTTAGCTTTGGATCATATAAAAAACTGTGTTTGTTTTTGCTTAGACCATAGGTACTATTAAGAATAATTTTGAATAGATAGTTCAACGGATCTTTCTTGTCATATTTCTTACGCTCTAAGAAGAACCACTCATAGAGCTCACAGAATGCATCATTGGGTATGTGCTCAGGACTCCATTTGTTTCTAATTGCTAAGTTGGGATAAAACGAAGTGACGTCTGCGGTAACAATAACCCAGTCTTTTTCAGATTCATATATTCCAGACTTTATGCAACCATGTATACCACCTAGTGCGTATACAGTGTCTATATCCTTGTACTTCATAATGTGTTGTGGTCCCTTAATCTTACCATCTGTTATAATGATGTTAAGTTTCTTGAACCAAGCAAGCATGTTACTGAACTCAGGAGTGGAGAATTTTACATAATCCAATATCAATGGCTCTACAAGAACGCTGTGTCTTATAGTCCTGAGTTCTTTAATCATCTTGGGAGTAGCTTTCAGCTTTTTAGACAAGAAGTGCACGAATATCTCCTTGCTTATTCTAGGTTCACTAGCTGAATGGAGATTGATATCATATACCTTACTGAGCTTACTGCGTAGATTGATTTGCTTCTTCATGTTTTCATCCAAAAAGATAGCTTTGGTACTCCCCACATCGTTAATGCAATATTTTACTATGTCATTTAGGGTTTCAATGCCAACCACTGGTTTGTAATGAGGATGTGGCATTTCTTCTACATTATGCCAATCAATCCCATATTGAACCCATTTCAGACTAGTACGTTTTGCATCATTGTCCCAGTGATTTAACTTGAATATATCCAATTGAGGTATACTTAGGTTCCATTCTGGATAGTCTTGCCACTCACCACGATTACTTTTTTCAATTACAAGCTGTGCATACTCATATATCTCAGCAGTGAACTCATCAACATTCATCGTAATATAACGATCTTTGTTTTTGAGTATGTGTTGGATAATTTGTGCATCAAATGCTATGTTGTTGTAACCAAAAAACCAGCACTTTTCTTTTTTACATTCTAGTAGAAATTCAATGAGCTGAGGTAAATCGTTCTTGAGTGTGTGGACTACAAATACTTTTCTTGTAGATTCTATGTAAGACTCAAACACAGCAATGAAACAATTCTGAATTGTCTCAAGATCATACACCCAGTGATGCTTAGTCATTATAAAGTTTTTACACCTTCGTACATCATTGGGTTTTCTATCTGTGGAACAACAATACTCATGAAAGCATCTGCTTTTATTTTTGCATCATCTCCTGCGAACATTTCAATAAATAATAATATGTCTGCTTTGTTTTCCAAGTAGTATTCATAGTATGTATCCACTAGTCTACGCTCTTCAGCATAAGATTTGCCATTTTCACGAGCACCTTTAAGATACATTACATCACCCTTATCTGTAAACTTGGGTAACATTTGATAAGTCTCTTTGCACTCCTTACTAATAACAGCAAGTACTTTTTGGTCTGGGTCATAGATTGCTTCATTATAAGGACAATCAATATGCGTCGGAATTAGCTTGATAGTCTTTCCCTTGTTCCACGTCGAGTGGATTAACATCATCATGTTTTTCATTATATTTAAGTTTAAATGTTTCTAGTTTAAGATTTGGTTTGTCACACAACTCACCATTTACGTTGAAGTGAATTTCTTCTACATTAAGAAGTTTTACGTATTGATTGACATATTGCTTAGGGTATAGAAATGACTCCATGTAAGCCCACTCAGCAGTGTTGTATCCATAATATGATCTAATCATAGACTTTGTATTATTGCTAAGTTGACTGTATTTACCTAAAACAACACATTTGTAATCTTCTTTGACACAGTTAAGGTCAAATGTAAGAGCTATTGTACCATCTTCCATTTCATGATACTCATCAAACATCTTATTACTCATAAGACGTTTGAGTAAATATATTTTAAACTCATCTCCTTCATACTTAGCATAGTTGAGAATAAGCTTGCATTCTTCTAGTGTATGCGCGTTTTCCCATGTAATGTAACTTTGTATGAATGGAAAAGGAGTAGCCTTCTTTAACCCCAAAAGAGGAACAAGAAATGCTTTTGACTTTTGGAAATACTTACGATACAGAGTTTTGAAGTGAAATAAACTCATATTATAATTTCGTTGTTTGTACTTATCATTACGCCAAAGGGCGCACTAAAGTCTTTGTGAATAAAGTGATGATTGGCAATATGCAATGAATCTTTTGTCATTTCTGTAAATCTACTCATGGTTACTTCACTCACTAGAAATGGTACTACATGTAGATAAGGGTCTACTACAATAAACCTAAACTCTACAGGATAGTCTACATTGAATGATGATTGTTTGATATTATTGATAATCATATTGTAGATAGCAGCTTGTAACCAATATTGATAATAATCAATAGACTCTTGAAATGCACTTGCTGCTTTGGAAGTCTTTTTGAGATCATTTACTCTGATTACCTTATCCTGATGGTCAATGACCAAGCTATCAATTATACCTCTAAGACCAAACGTATACTCATCAGGAAATGCAACTACTTCTAACTCATTATATGACTTCTGAGTACTCTTGTCATTGAATCCCATCAGATTTCTGATAGTATCATTTGACATTATTTGTTCTCTGATTTTCTCAGCAAACTCCACCATATCATACTCTACTACCATCTTATCTTTACACTGAAGTAAAAACTGTAAGTACTCCATGTTTTTTTCAGTAAGTATCTTATCTAATCTTTGTGCATCAGTCTTTAAACTCTGGTATAGATTTTCATCTTTAAGAATATCAATAACTGCGTTTTGTACGTTCTCTAAATAGGGTAATATGCTTTCTTTGGTATCTACTATTTCAGGATATACTATCTGTATATGCTTACTCAAACGATCTATTACCTTCTTAGGATTGTCGCTAGGGAATGCATCTGGTAGCACAACAAACTGTTCATTAAATTTCTCAGGAGTAAGCAACATACAATGTATCAAACTGCCTTCAATCATAGGTTTATTCATTACATCATCGCGCTGTTTAAGAACATAATGAAGATAGAATGCACCTGGACTATAGTTCAATTTACTTAATCCTGAATAAGACATCAGAAACTCTCTTGAGAAGAACTCGTCTTCTAACTTTAATCTTTCTACAAGATCTAAATCATTACTTTTAATTTGTTTCATCTACGTTTAATTTTTCAAATTCTTCACAGAAGGAGCTCAGTACTGCAATATATACCCCACTTTTGATTTTGTCATAACTCCAATACTGACCATTAATTAGTAATGGCACAGGTAGTAACTCATGCACATTGTCATCTTCTATCCATCCATTTTTAGTCATCTCATCTTGTATAGTCTGAGCAGGATTAATAAAATCCCACTTGTGTTTACTACCTCTTACAAAGTGCATTCCCACAATGATAGGCTTGGACTCAACAGAGATAAATTTTTTAAACTCATCTCTGTATTTGTCCCAGTGTACTTTAGATAACTTGCGATATTTTTGAGTGGCTTTGCTTCCTATAAAGAACCCACTGCGAGTCATTATTCTGCTGTTCTTACTTGAAGGTACAGCTCCTGGTATGAAGAATAGTTTTGATTTCATTGATTTATCATTGATAGTAATACTGCCTTGACTTTTTTAGCACCATATTCTTTTACAGAATCACTGATGTCTTTGCTCAAAGGTAAAACAAGATATGGTATACCATACCAATCATCATACGATTGCATTGCTTTGATACCAGCAGGGTCATTATCAAAGATAGTATATTTTTCTTTGTGAAATGATACCCAATCAGTTATCGTATTTATGTTAGACGTTTCACTTTGTGGAGCAATGATATTAGCACTAATACCCAATGAATACAAAGACATCACATCCTTTAGTGAACTACATATAAATAATCTGTCAATGTCAGAACTTGTTTGATCCCAACCCTGTATACAGTTTTTTACATTTATAAATCTGTGCTCAGTTTCTGGCTGATATATCTTGTATAATTCTTTACTTTGAGTAAAATAACCATAAGTTCTAAAATTCTTTTTAACAAATGATTCATCACCCTTAGCCATTGTAAATTCACTTAACGGATGTACATTAAACCTAGATAGTATTTTAGAGCCAATGTTATATTCACTCCAGTAATTAGCATCATCTTTGGTCCAATGATCGCGTATCTTGTAATTGACAACCGACCACTTTGATTCTATCACATCAGTAAATGCTACTTTTTTATCAGCAACTTGCAGATATTGATCACGCACAATTTCATACGCGCTTCTAAAGTTACATCCCTGTAAAATCATTATTAAATCGTATCCATCACCACCCAAACCTGTACTAAAACATTTGAATCTATATTTACCATTCTTTACATAGAGATACATACTAGGATTAGAGTCATTTACATTGAATATGCTTTTAAAATTATGACTTTGCCCAATAAGTTTGACATCAAGTTTAAGAAAATACTCGAATATCCATGCAGTAGGTATATCAATGCTGTCAAATACAGCTTTTCTACTTGAAAACATACCAATAAATTTTAAAGTAATAAGGGGGACTATTCATCCCCCTTTATCACATAACCAATATAAACTTAATCTAAATCCAATAATTCAGATCCAGCATCTTTGCCTTCAAATGAACTTAAACTCTCAGAAACCTTCTTTTTCTTGATGTGTACAGCTTCGTTAAAAACAATTAACTTACTAGGATAAACATCTGCTACTTGAAGTGCATAACCAATTTTAGAATTCTCTGGCTTTACAATAAATAAGCGATGCTGTGTATAACCAGCTTTGTTCTCATATTCAGAACCACCAATACACCAGTGAATCCAACGATCATTACCTATTAGATACTTCTTAGCATTCTCTACATACTCAGTAATACTATTACCTTCTACATTATGATCGATAAGTGCTTTAGTAGCACCAATCTCTTTAGCAAAATTCCAAATCCAGCGGAAGATCATATCTTCTTTACTAGTTGTTTTACCTTCCTTATTAGTGTAGTCACTATAGGAATATTGATGAGTCTGCACACGAGCAACTTGACCTACATAGTTACCCATTTCAGGTACGTCTTTGTTGATTGCTAAACCTTCAAATCCATCTTCGATAGGTTGAGTTTCAAGCATGAGCATCAACCCATATGCATTAGCATCATAGGGTGGTACCTCAAGTTTCATGTCTAACACACGAGCTATTACATTACCAGGTTGAATTACTTTGGGAATACCTGAACCCATCTTTTTATCTGCGTCTTTACTGCTAAACATAATTTTTAGTTTTAATTGTTAATCTATGTATATTTTATCCCAGTGAGTAATGACTGTACTGCCATCCTCTGTTTCATTAATTTGAGATAGTACAATCTCTTTGTTGCGTAGATGTTCTGGACGAGCACCACAAGATACTTCGTCAGTTGTATTAAAGCTAATGATGTTTTGATTTCCCTTACGATAAAGATAACCAATGGCATCAGAATTACTAGCGGTAATACGTTTTATTTTACCAGTGAGGTCTAAATCAAGGGAATTAAAATCACTACCTTGTTTTTCCAAAATGGTATCTTTTACATGACCTACTAGTATAATACGAGGAGCTAGTGTGCGGATATAATCCAAACTTTTGTTGTACGCACTTCTAAGCCACTGATATCCTGCACCCTGTGGCATATTAATGATGGTTCCATACTTAGGCTTACCCTCAGTAAACCAGTTCTTACCCATAGATGATTTAGAATACAACAGTTCAGCATAGGTAATACAGAATTCCTCTAGTGCTGTAACAGTATCTACTGCTATATACTTGTAAGGGTAGTTTGCTTCTTTGATAGCAGTACCTATTGCTTTGAGTTCCTCTATACTATTTACTTTAAGCTTGAGTGCATCTACATAATCACTCCCATCTTCAAAGTCAAGAATTAAACAATTTTCTAGTCCAGCAAGCAATGTAGTCTTACCTACTTTGGGTTTGCTAAATACAATAAGCTCCTTGGGTGATTTAATACTAGCCTTCACAGGAGTTAAAGGCAATTGTATAACAGGAATTTCACTCATTTTTCTTTCTTAATAAGGTTGTTTAACCAAAATTTATTACTTACAGGTTTGTTCTGTACTATAGCATAAAAGTCTCTCAACGTCATTGTAGAAATATTCTCGTCTTTGTCGTCATCGAGTTCCAAGTCTAAACCCATTTGATACTCTTCTTTACCTTCTTCCTTCTCTACAATCTCTGTAATAGTAGGAACAAGTCTTTCTAAATGCTCAATGGGTACAGACCAACTTTTATCTGATACATGATTTACTTTCTCGTAGTTAAATCCAGCTACTTTATCTTTGTTAAGACGATAATAAATTGGTTTGTCTACGATATTACCTTGTCCATCACAGAATGTTTTGTAATCCTTCTTATACATTATATAAATAAGGTTGCCCTTAAATTCGTCTGTAAAGAATAATACATGGTTGGGTAAGTCACGATGTGCTTTAGGAGCAACTTGTGTTGGTCCCACTGTTACATCATACGTTTTTTCTAAATCATTGATTGCATAATCTACAATCAGATCTTTTGCGGTTTGCCACGCGCTCTTTTTTTGTGTCATAATTAGAATATTTGATGAATTTTACTTTTAGCAAAATCTGTTTTAAATAATGTTAAGCAAGGATCTCCATTACGAACTTTTAAAAAATGGATTGCCAATGTATCTAATTCCACAGGTATCTTATCTGGTCCATAAAATGATAATCCATACTTAGCAGGTCTATTTATACCAATGAGAATATCAGTAAATTGTAATAATGCATCTGCACCAAATACATCGCTGTCTTTGACGAAGTTTCCAATACTCCCTGGCTTTAATCGCTCAGTAGATTCGATTTCTCTATTGAGTTGACTAAGCACTATAAAGATTACTGGTAATTGCCTGCGTGTTTCAGCAAGCATGTTGCCTAAATTATACAAGGTTTCAATCCTGTCTTTTTCACTTGCACTCTTCTTTAATAAAAGACTATGGTCAATGGTGATAATAGTGGGTTTTTTCTTTGTTTCTATAAACTCAAAGATTTTATCCTTCATTTTATCTACTGTAACAGGACGTTCATATGTGAAAACATCACGCATTTTATTGGCATCGCAATACCGAATAGCTGCATCAATATCTGTCATATCAACTGGTCCTCCAATAGAGGATAATTTACGCACATTAATACCAGTGTTACCACTAATCTCTCTTAATGCAATATTTCGGGCAAGCATTTCAAACTGAAAATCTAGTACACAGAAATCTTGTTCTGGATTTAATCTAAATGCTTCCCTTGCAATCATACTACCAATGAGCGTCTTACCACTACCAGGTCTACCTGCAATAACTGTTAAGCTATTCCATTCTAAACCATCCATGCTGATGTCATTGAACTTTGTCCAAGGTGTCTTGACACTTTTAATTTCTCCTGATCTACGCTTCTTTACATATTCAATAGCTTGAGAGTATGCTTCTGAAACGTGGATAAAACCTGACTCTTTTAGAGATTTTGTCATAGGGCTAATATAATAATAAAATTTAAACTTTAAAAATTTACCATCTTATTTTTTCTTTCTTGTATTCAACTAGATACTGATTAACCTTGTTAAATATGTCATTACAATCCCAATCTTTAGCTTTGAGATACGCTGCAAATGCAGGATGAGTACTAGTAAACACCTTATGTTGATCACCAATGAGTGTTGCGTATTCTTGAGCTTGTTTGCCCATAAGCATCCATATAAGACCTGACTGATTAAAGTTAAGCATGTCTATGAGATACATCATAAATGGTTCCCATATATTAGTATGTTTACCCACCTTGGTTAGCTCAGTACTCAACGCAGTGTTTATACATAAAATTCCTTGACTAGACCATCTACTCAAATCATATCTTGTATCAACATTGGTTATATCTTGATCTTCATAAGGTACATCTTTTTCAATAGCTCCTAGTATGTATCTCAAGGATGTCTCTGGTTTCTTTGTGTTTCCACAACTAAATGCAATGCCATCAGCTACTGTGGGTTGTGGATAAGGATCTTGACCTAGAATAATAACCCTGGTTTTATCTAAAGGACATAACTCAAAAGCTGTAAACAGTTGCTTTAACGACGGGGTAAACCGCTTGCCTTGAGCATTCTCATTTATAAGAAACTCTATTATTTTTTGAAAATCATCAGACTGAAGATGTCCTTTTAGTAGATTAGCCCAACCACTTGGTCGCAGTTTGTCAATTAATTTAATTTTAATTTGTTCTGGAGTCAATTTCTCTCTAACTTCGCTCATAAATTTAATAAGTTTAAACTATGCCTAACACTTATGTTGACGTAATAAAGAAAAACGTAGTAATTAACGTATCTTTTACCTTAGCTGACGTCACAGCTCTACAAACAATCTTGCTCAAACATCTTGAACACAAAATCACTCTTGATGACAAATCCTGGAATACAATCGAGGACTTGTGTACTAAGGTTGATCAGTGCGCTAAAGACCAAAATCTAACTGAATCTAAAGAAATCTCTTTCTAATGAACTTGACATCAGACAAGATTGAAATATTTAAAGAAGATGCTGTAATAAACATCAAGTTTAATCGTGATTTTTATCAACGTCTAGTATTACTTCTTCAAAGTACTTACAAAGAGAAAACTGAAGATGAACTACAAGAAGCAGGTCAACAAATCGAAAACAAAAACATCAAAGATGAATGGGTATTTCATTATGAAACAATGCTGTATCTTGTTAAGGGATCTGAAGAGTATGCTCAACAGAACAATTTAACAGAAATAATTGATCTAGACACTTACAAGAAGAAGATGGAGACCAATATTGAACCTCAATAAAGGATACATCCAACATCATTACCTATTTCAATACAAGCTTCAATACCCATGCTGAGCTGGTCTTTACTACAATCAGCAAAGCTCTTTACTATTTCAATTGCTTTACCAGTGTTATCCTTGGATTTAATTGTAAGTCCAGCTTTTCTTTTTACTTCTAACTTTACATCTTCAAAATCATTACCTGTGCAATGTGCAAGCTCTCTGATAAGAGCATGCACTTTTGCTAGTTGTATCAAACTGTGATTGTCTTTGATTAATTCATACATAGCACTCACCCTATTACCAGGTTTGAGTGCGTGTAGCATACGATAAAACTTCTGTTCTTCTTTAGGAGAACTAGGACTCATCACGCCCTTCTCATCTACTACATAGTCAATGATGGTATACATTACTTATACGTTATTTTAGTTCTGTCAAAGTCTTGTAGCGCACTCCTTACCCAATTAGCATCCACAGTCTCATGAAACATTAATATATGAACTGAAGCTACCTCATCAGGATTAAGCCTAAGCAATCGTCCTATACGTTGAGCTGCCTTACGTTCATTACCATAGGAGTGAAGAATAATAGCATGTTGTAAGTCAGGAATATTCACACCCTCATTTAACTGCAAGACACATGATAACACATTAATTTTACCCTCTTTAAACAT